ATCCACATCGTTTCGCTACGACGCACGTTGAGGATCTTGAGCACTGGAACACGTGCGAAGTGTTCACGGTTGAGGACTTCATCAAATACAACCTTGCATGCGAAATCTATGACGGCAATAAGGAGATATACGGATACCGGTTGGACTTCCTCGATCTGATGCAGTCGACCGTTGAGGAGCTGACCGCTGAGGTCAATAGCCTTCGCATTGAGTGCCGACGACAAGCTGAGCAAGAAGAAGCCGATCGCGTCTATGAAAAGGCCGAAGAAGAATACTCCAACTGGATGAATTCGGCACATGAGGATCGCGCGATCCGGGATCGCTACGAAGACCTCGCCGAAGCAGCTGAATACTAATATGAAACGCGGGGATACTCTTAAAATCACCAAGACCTTTAATGACAAGCCCGTCACGCTATCTTACTTGGTACTTGCCGTAAAGGAAAACATTGTTACCGTAAGAACTCCTAAAAGATACATTGCGCGTCTTAACATCAACAATTTTACACTCATCTCAAAACCACATTAATATGAAAACATTTGAAAACGTACTATCCGCTCTGAACGAAATTGCTAGCGTTCCTGGTAAGAAGGACAAAGAAGCGCTCGTCAAGAAGCACCTTGAAAACACACCTGACTTTGAAAAGGTCGTTGTGCTGATGCTGAATCCGTTCAAGCGATTCTACATCAAGAACTTCGAGCCAGCGACCGATGCTCCATCAACCTGGAATTCTGATGACGCTTACTTTATCTTTGATGAATTGGCGAAACGGAATGTATCTGGAAACGAAGCGCGTTATGCTTGCGGTCGCTTGGTTGCTGCTGGATTTCCCGCTGACCTCATGATCCGTATTCTTAACAAGGATCCTAAGGCAGGCTTCGGTGAATCCACTGTCAATAAGGCAAAGAAAGGCATCATTCCTGACTTCCCTTATATGCGCTGTGCACTACCAAAGGATGCTAAGTTCTCTACTTGGGATTGGAAGAAGGGTGTGATTTCGCAGGAAAAGGCTGACGGAATGTACTGCACAATCAACAAGTCCACTGGAGATATCGCAATGATGTCCCGCAGTGGTAAGCCGTTTGACACCGACTCCTTCCCAGGTATTGTTGAAGCCGCAAAGAAAATGCTCAACGATAACACGCAGACTCAAGGCGAGCTGCTTGTAATCAATGCTGCTGGCGAAGTTCAGCCGCGGGAAATTGGTAATGGTATGCTCAACAAGATTGCGCAAGGTGGAGTATGGCCTGACGGCTTTTCTCCGATTTACCATGCATGGGATCAGATTCCGCTGTCCGAAGTAAAGACCAAGGTTAAGTACAACGTTGGCTATCTTGCGCGTCTCACTGCGCTTGAGGCTCAACTTGGCGAACATAGTCAGGCAATCGCAGTCATCGACACTCGGGTTGTCCACAACATGGACGAAGCAAAAGCACACTATCGTGAAATGCTTGAAGCTGGCAAGGAAGGTACTATTCTGTCTGAGCCAAACGCTCCATGGGTTGACAGTACTTCCAAGTTTAAGATCAAGTTTAAGCTGACCGCTACATGTGAATTGGTTATCACTGGCTGGCGTCCTGGTAAGAACAAGAACAAGGACTTGTTTGGCTCGCTAATTTGTGAATCATCTGACGGTCTGCTTGAGGTCGCTGTCTCTGGTTTTACCGACAGTCATCGTAAGGAAATCTTCGAAAGCATCGACAGTTACATCGGTACGATTATGTCGGTTGACTCTAATATGATCATGGAACCTTCGCGCGGAGGTAAGAAGTGGAGCCTGTTCCTTCCACGATTTGCTGAATTCCGTAAGGACAAGACTGAAGCCGATTCGCTTGACAAGATCAAGGAACAATTTGAAGCTGCTATCCAACTCGCATGACAAACGAAGAATACAGTCAGTGGTATACTGACCATGAAAAGAGTAGTTATCGCCGCAGCCGAATCCTAAAAGGAACACGGGATGACATTCACATCATTGCTATTCCAACTGGACGCAAACTGGACCGATACATCGAAGGATTTGTAGTCCGTAGCGGAAATGAAAATGTATTCCCAGTTGGATACGTTTCACCCGCATGGATTGCCGAATCATTTGAATTTGATGATTCCTTCAAAATAACACTATCACCTAAATCGCATAGCATTTCCATGCCTGGTTGGATGTGGCTGATTAGTGTCCCGATTGGTTTAGTCATTCTTGGAGCAATCATGTATGTGTTGGTCTTTGTCGGATTTGCACGTGCTTTCCGTCCATGGTGATATGTCTAAAATTTCTACAACTAACGGAGAATTACCTTGTCTTCAAGCAAGAGTAATATCGGCGGAAAACAATAATGTTCTCATTCAAGTAAGATGTCCTGCGGGGTTATCAACGCTGACTGGAGATGACGCACTAGAATTGGCCAACAACATCAAGCATCAGTTAACGCAAGTTGGATTTGAGTCTGCATCTGTCAGGGCATTCAAAGAAGAATTTGACCGCATTTTAGCGTCAAAGACAGATAGTCGTACATATCTTCTCTGTAGTGCTCTAGAATCATCTCTTTATTCCGATCTGGGTAAATTACTGCCAGGAATGCCACGAGGCGTTCTAGAATGACGAAAAATACGAAATTTTGTGAAAATTTACGAAAAAAGATATTTACATCCGAGCATTTTCCGTTTATAATAATTCCGTAAGGCAACCACTACAAAATGAATACCAATTACGATACTGCTGAACAAGCTGAAGATGCCGCTAAGGCGTATGCCGAAGCAAATGGCGGTGTTGATACTTTTGACGGCATGAACTGCAACGATTACCTCGAGGAAGGTCAAGTTGAGTGCAGCGGCTGGGACGGCTTCGACCGTCGTTGTGACTGCGGCAATCGTCGAGTCTATTGGGAGATCGAAAAAACCTCTGACGGAAAGTTTTACGCAGTCGCTCGCGCTTACTAATTCTAATCACTACATAACATGACAGACGCTCAAAAGAAACTCGAAAAATTCAAAAAGGATTTCTCTGCATTACTAAATAAGCACCCTGAGATTACTGTTTCTGGAGATATAAATGGAGATCCAGTTGCGTATATTTTTGATGGAATTAAAACGAAAACGATCAATCTTAAATAGATGCAAGACGAATCAAAAGTCGATGATTACCTCGATGAACTTCGAGTGCTGATCCTCAAGTCAAAAACCAACTTAACCTTCGCCGACCGAAAAAGATTCCGCATCGTCTGTAAGGAACTTAAAGCTCTCGGATACACACTTACTCTATAATATGAACTTCACCGTTTCTGCTTTCACCCCGCCAAAAGGCACCACAGTTACTCGCCCTATGACCTACGCTGAGCGTAAGCTTGAAGGTCGTAAAGGTTACGCTCGTCACATCCTCAGTAAATTGCTAGAGTTGCGTCATTGGGCTGACGTGAATGACTTCAAATGCAAAGGTAACGGAACCAAAATTGTCCTTTCTTTCAAAGGCAATCGTGCAACTATCAATTTTCAATATTCCAACGGCGCAACTAAGTTTAACCCAATCGTTTGCCCTTTGTATGACAAAGGAGACGGTACATACACACTTGATCAATGGCTGACCGCTCAGGATCCATGCCTTGGTGCGCGTCTTCTCAAGAACGGACGTAAGCAGATTCTTGATCGTAAAAGTCGCGAAGGCGAAAAGAAAAAACAGACTTACACTGAGCCCCACTCTCCAATGGAAATTGATGAATTCATCTGAACCACGTTATGAAATCCATGGCCAAAGCATCTTCTTCAAGAAAGTGCCGCTGGTCCTGCACATTTCATTTTCTCGCAAGTATTATGGACTGTCGATATCTGCCGCTCGTCGCAAGATGAAAGGATGGCATACTCGCGGCCAACAAGACGAAATCATTCACTACCTTAAAACACAAAAATACATAACACAATGAAAGTAAAATACAAAGGAAGCGCGCAATCTATCAACAACAACGACACTTATACGGTGCTTGATCGTTGTGGATACACCGATCGTTACAAGATTCGCAATGATTCTGGTTGCGTTGAATGGTATGCGGCTAGGAAATTCGTTGAAGTCAATGAAAAGGTTGATACCTCGACGGCTATTAACAGCGATCTTGTGAATAAGATTCAGCGTGAACTTAAGGAGACCGAAGAACGTCTGGGCGTTCTCCGAAATGAACTTGAGAACGCAAAGAACCCGCCAAGCAAAAACATTTTGGAACGTGCTACTCGTAAGCTTGGTCGCAGTTGGATAAACGAAGTTGGAGGTGCTTTAGATAACCTCGCAGATGATTTGGTGATTATCACCGGTGAATGGGTTCGCGGCCTTTCCATTGGCGTATCTATTGAAGGTGATGGGATCATGCTTGACCGTGATTATGACTGGAACATCACGTATCGTAACGGACGTCCTATTCTTCTAATTCTTGACAAGTAATTATGACAGGACAACTTCCAAGACCAGGTAGTGTTTGGCGCCAGACCGCTCTTAATCGGCAAATGCGTGTAGTCTTCTCAAGCATGAAGGAGATCATCGCGCATGATGCTGAAATGAGTGATCGTCTTGAACACATAGTTTCATGGGTAGGTACCGCCGATGAGTTTAACAAACTCTTTGAACCAGGTGACCCATCTAAATTCCCTCAGACCGCAAAGGCATGATTGTTGAAATTCAAACAACGAAGGAAATCCAATTGACGCATGTTTGGATTCAGGTGCCAGTGCGATATGAAGACCAAGACATTCCATACGATTTCCCTTTCAGAACAAAGAACGTATGGACGCCGGCAATTGAACTTGACACTGGACGTGTTGTCGATTGGCCAAAGGGCGTATCGGCAAATGTGTATCTAAAGGTATGCGATTCAGGTCGATATAATCTTATGGATAATGGGATGATCGTTGAGACAATTCATGATTATGTCCCAGCCTTTATTCCAAATGAATATGGCGATTACATCAATTTTGACATCAATGAGGATGGTGTCATTCTTAATTGGTATAATCCCGAAAGTATCAAAGATATGATCGAAGAATATCTAAACGAAAACTCATGAAAAATCTGTATCTTATCCGACATGGCCAAAGCGTCGCGAATGTCGATCCTTCGCATTACTTCACTCAGCATGATCATCTGATTAGTCTTACTGACCTTGGGCGCGAACAGGCAAAGGAGGCGGGCAAGCGAGTATCTTACTTGGTGCAGAACCGTCCATTCACGATTGTTCATTCTCCATTTGTGCGTGCGTCTGAAACGGCGTCGATCATTGACAAGCAATGTATTCTTGACGGGAAGTATGCAGCGATCCATGAATCTCCTCTGTTGTATGAACGCAGCTGGGGTAACCTACGTGAAATTGTCGACAGCCCTGAATTGGATGCTAACATGCATTTCAATTTCTTCTATCGACCTGTAAGCGGCGAAAGCTTTGCAGATACGTATGTTCGCGTTGTGACCTTCTTGCAAGAAGTTCGTATTGGGCGATATCCGCATGATGACATTGTGATTGTTGCTCATGGTGAATGGATTCGTTTAGCAATGATGTATTTGCGTAGTCAATCAGTAGATTACTTTAATCGCTATCATACAAATCCTGAAAATTGTAAGGTTATCCTAGAACAACTATGATCATTTTGTCAAATTATTACAAATAATGTTGTTTACATTTTCCAGGAATCTGTTTATAATACTGTTGTATGGATACCGATAAGATCATTAACTCTGACGTTTTGGAATTTTCCACTCGTGCGCATGCCGGACAAACCCGAAAGTTTACGGGCACGCCTTACATCACGCATCCAATTGCGGTTGCATCAATTGCAAAGGATATTGTTGATAGTGATTGGATTGACAATTCACTGCTTGAGAAGGTTGCATTGCTTCACGATGTTCTTGAAGATACTGATGTTACATATGAAGAATTGCTTGAGGTATTTGGAGGAGAAGTCGCGGGCTGTGTTCGGATTTTGACTAAGATTCCAAGTGAAACTTATCTGCAAGCAATCTTGCGTGCGAAAAAGAATCCAATCACTCGCATTGTAAAGTATGCAGACAATGTGCATAACAGCTCAGATCTTAAGCCGGGTTGTCTAAAGGACAAGTACGAGATGTCAATGTACATTCTTTCAGACGGACACTAATTTGATTTACATACAACCATAATCCATTTATAATAACAATATGAAAAACAATATTGAACTTACGCGCGATTCACTCCTACAGTCTCTCGGACAAGATGTATGTGAAGTGATCTTTACTAAAAAGGATGGCGGTGAACGCCTTATGCGTTGCACTCGCGATTTGAAACGAGCCATCAATGCTCCGATTCCGAAGAATGAAAACTTCGTTGATGACAATCCTGACGTGATTCGCGCATATGATCTTGAGGCTGAAGGATGGCGTTCATTCATCATCGCTAATGTTAAGAGCGCAACCGTATTTGCATAATGGATCAGTGGAGTCAAAATTTTGCGCTTGCTCGTCTCGTCGGATTAAATCCTGATGAATTCACGGGTAAGTGGATTGGAATTGGGTCTAACTTCCATGGGTATGATGATAAAAAACGTCTTGTCATCATACATGACTTCTACAATAGCCTTGATGAATTGCGATGGGTTGATGACGCATACGGCAATTCAGAAATCGCTCCATCCGATGTTTTTTCTCCAATTGAGATGACAGTTATGTTTCTTTCTTGTCGTCCTCATATGCGAACCGAGGCAATCCTAAAATCACTTGACCTTTGGGTAGAGAAGTAATATGATATCCGAAACAATTAACACTGAGATCAATAATCACTGTGGTACAATTCAATTGGATTATTACCATAGTCTTGACGCGATGCACATGGCTGAGAAGACATTGTCACCGCGCGTGTGGCTAACATATATCGACAATCTAAATGCAGTTGTTGGTGATTATGAAAGACCTAAAGGTGTTCAACATTCCGAATCATATCAAAAGGCACATGCATTCTACAAAACAATAACAGAATATGGCAAATCTCTTTAACAAGTCAGGTAAGGTTCATGCACCTGACTTTAAGTACACCGGCGAAGAACCCGATTGGCACAATTGGGAAAAGTGGACAGTAGAAAAGTTCTACCAAGTTCAAAGCAAAGCTTTACGTTTTTACAATTACTATCTTGATAGCAATGCATTTAAGCCTATCGTTTTGTCATGGATGAAGAAGAATGGATATACCAAAGATGAGATGTCTCTAATTAAAGATTCAGCTCCATGGTATCTTCCGACAACAGTAGGTAAGCTTATTCGTATGATGGACGTGGGTATGCCAAGTATTCACCCGCAGGCTGAAGAATACTTTGAAGGTCTGTTGAGATATGACGAAGACGTACCGTTAAAGCCAAAGGATTCTATCGAAGCGGTAGATAGTTATATACGAAAAGCTCTTAAGACGATTAACGCTGACACACAAACTCCAGCGGTCGCACTGATAAAACAGGACGAAAAAAAGAAGATCACGCCACTGGATCGCATTCGTGAACGTGTTCAAAAAGATATTTTAATTTATTTAGATGAACTGAATGATAGCTGGACCGATACTTCAAAAGCGGTTGCATCTCTTAACTTAGGTAATATGTTAAGAGATCATAAGATCCCTGCGCAAGGTCTAGGCGACATCATCAAATGGATTGAGCGCAACCTCGAAGAATATCGAGGCGCATACGAAAAGACTGATCCCCAATTGGTTGAAGGATATTCATACATGTCTAAGCCAAACCTACGTAAGATCGTTTCGATATTAGAGACTTTTAAAGCTGACGTTGAATCGCATGGCAAGATCAAAAATGCAATGCGTAAGCCGCGAACTAAGAAGCCTAAGGCTGCCGATAAGCAAGTGCAACGTCTTAAGTATCAGTCTAACTCCGCAGAATATGCACTTGAGAGTGTTTCACCGTCGCGTATCCCATACGCCCAACGTCTATACATATTCAATACCAAGACTCGACAAATTGGTGTTTACTATGCAAGCGGTAACAATGGATTTGAAGTTAAAGGTACATCACTTAAAGGATTTGATGATGCGCTTAGCTTCCATGCCACATTGCGCAAGCCAAAGGATATTCTTACTGGTGTACTATCGTCGACTCTGAAGAAGCTTGATAAAATCTTTGATGGAGTTAAGATCACTAAGAAGAAAGCTAATGGCCGTCTAAACGAACACACTATTATTCTCAAAGTACTTGAACATCGACCATGACAGATATTACTCCTGAAACAATCATTCCTATCCTAACTAAAGCAGATCTAATTTCTCAGGCTGAGGCATTAGTTCGTACTGAAAGTATGGGTTATGCTGAAGCAATCATTCACGTGTGTGATATGAAAGGTATTGACCCTGAGGACATCGCTAAGCTTGTTGGCGGAAGTCTTAAAGAAAAGCTTAAAGCTGAAGCACAACGAAACAACCTATTACCAAAACCAAATAGCCTGTTCGGTCTATGATTAGTGTTTCAGATGAAACAACTATAACCCCATTTGACGCTTGGAGTATATACACTGCGCTGTCATTGCATTTCCGTAAGGACAGCGGCTATGACGCATTTCGTTTTAACTTTAAAGGTCCGCGCTGCAAGCGTGAAACATTTATGGCGTATCGGCAGCGCTATGCATTTGAGAAAATAGCACGTGCATATCCGAATAAGAACTCTACAATCGAATACTTCCTTGCAAACCTGCTAGACGGGAATACTTGGATTGGTTCAATGAATGACGATTCTTATGCAGGATGGCAAGGCCGCGTTCAACGAATGGACTATGACTTCCGTTCTGCAATGTCAGACTTGTCTAACAATGCAAGTTCATTTGACTCTATCATCAAGCCGTCTTCACGTGAAGACATGCCGCCGATTTACCAGGCATACACTCGAGGAAAACTTCCAATCGAGACGTTAGTAATCCTCGACACATTGGTGAACTACACGTCGAGTATAAATAAGTTTGTGAGCGACCCGCTAGAGATTGTCTCTGACATTACCTACCGTGTCTCTCGCTACAAGCCCTTCTTAAGATCGAAAATTGATGTTTCGAAGGCAAAACAAAATGTACTAAATTCGTTTACATATGTAAACAAATAGTATATAATAACCATACAACGCAATACAACAACAACAACAATACAAAAACATATGTCGTTTGATAAACTGAAACAAAATCGTGCAGCCGCAATCTCAAAACTCGTGAATGCTGCTGAAAAGACAGGCGGAACTAAAACCTATGGCGATGATCGTCTGTGGGCACCAACCGTCGATAAGACTGGTAACGGGTATGCTATTATCCGTTTCCTCCCTGCTAAGGAAGGTGAAGATCTTCCATGGGTTCGCTATTGGGATCATGGATTCAAGGGACCAACTGGTCGTTGGTACATTGAGAACAGCTTGACCAGCATCGGTCAGACTGACCCAGTTTCTGAACTCAACTCTGTTCTTTGGAACAGCGGTAATGAAAAAGACAAGGAAGTTGCACGCGATCGTAAGCGTCGTCTGCATTACGTTTCTAACATCCTGGTTGTTAGCGATCCTGCTAATCCAGCAAATGAAGGAAAGGTATTTATCTTCAAATATGGTAAGAAGATCTTTGACAAGATCAATGATCTGATGCAACCGCAATTCCAGGACGAGACGCCGGTCAATCCGTTCGACTTCTGGGGTGGCGCAAGCTTCCGCTTGAAGATTCGCAACTTCGAAGGATATCGTAACTATGATAAGAGCGAGTTTGATAAACCAACCGAACTCTTTGGCGGTGACGATGCACGTCTTGAGGAAATCTATGGCCAGCTCCATAGCCTATCCGACTTCGTCGATCCGAAGAGCTACAAGTCCTACACTGAACTCAAGAAGAAGCTCATCGAGGTTCTTGGCGAAGAAGCAGTTAATGGATCAGCCTCAACTGCACATACTGCAGTTGCTGAAGTTAATGTTGGTCGTGCCGTTGAAGCACAAGCAGCACCAGCAGCTGGTAGCTCATATGACGATGTCAATGATGACATTCCATTCACGTCTGACGGCGGTACATCATCCGAAGGAGACGATGATGACATCAGCTACTTTGCTAAGCTTGCACGTGGTTAATACCGCATCTGCTTAGTAAGCATATAACCCCATGGCGCTGCCGGTCAGAATTGGACCAGCGGCGCCATTTAAGTTTTGATTGACGTTGCTGTTCGAGACATTGTGTACGTCTCCTCCACGGCTGACATTGTTGACAACCATCATTCCACCACCTGAATTACCTGGACTATTGATTGCTGATACGGTATCAGCTGGAGATGGAGTTACTGTGCTGAGCCCGTTAGATGCGGCCGCAGCAGGCGAATTGGATGCAATGATTTGAATCGGAGTTTTGAAGTCCTTAAGTTCCTCAATCTTATCCCAAGGGAAGCTACCAAATGAAGCCCAATCAGTATTCAAATCAGATATGTACTTCATTCCTTCGCCCATAGCCTTGATAGACTGACCAATACCAATTAGATTATATCCTTCCTTTGACAGCTTCATCAGCTTTTCAAGCGGACTATCTGCTCCAAATGATAGAAGCTTGCCGATAAAATTACCTAAGCCAGCTGCTGCTTCACCAACACCAAACCCAGCAATTGCTGCTCCTATTGCAGCAATACCTCCGGCGATACCAAATAACATTCCCCCGTCAAGCTTAGAAATTCTTTCACTAAATGAATCGAAGAATTCTCCAATTTTGTTATCATCTCCTATTGCTAATTTCAATAGAGTCAATCCAGCTGATAGAGGTAGCATCGCTGCGCCTGCCAGAGTCATTCCAGGAGCTGCCAGTAATAGGAGCAGCGATGCTTTAGCCAAAGATGCTGCTACACCGGTTAGACCTTCAAATGCTTTCATGTCAACCTTACTTAGAACATTTAGTCCATAAGCCAAAGGTATCAATGCAGCACCAAGTGCAGCAATTGCAAGTACTCCTGCTGCAAACAATGCGGCTTGTGGTCCCATTAACAATGCGCCTAATCCAGCAGCGGCTAACGTTAGGCCAACTAATGCAACAGCAGCTATACCTAAAGATTTCCATGAGACATCTTTTAGAAGGTTAAGACCAAATGCTAATGGAATTAGCGAAGCTCCAAGTAATCCTATAGCCAATGCTCCTTTTGCGATCGTTGCCATTGACTTCCCTAAGAAAGTGCCAAGCAATGCTAGTCCGCCAAGTGCAACTGTCGCCTTACCTAAATCTTCCCACTTAACAGATTCAAATGTACGAAGCGCAATTGCAGTTACTGCCAAAGCTGCACCCATTGCAGCAATTCCTAATGCACTCTTTAGCAATGACCCCTGTATTTTTGATAAACCGTATGTTGCTGCAACAATTCCACCAATCACAAGACCGGCCTTACCTAAATCTTCCCACTTAACTTCTGAGAATGTCTTAAGAGATTTTCCAAGAACAAACAGTCCACCGGCAAATAGGATAAAGCCTCCTCCTACTTTTAGAATAGTGTTACCAAGTTTTGTTAGAGATGATACATCAGCCTTACCAAGTTTAGTAACACCCTTTGAGATATTATCGGCGGATTTTACAAAATTACCAACTGTTGTATTATTGATTGCATCGATGAAATCCGTTAGTGGCTTTCTTATGAAGATTAAAGCCAATCCAAATTTCAGCATTGGACCCGCCTCTACCTTATTGAAATCAGAAAATGCTTCAGCTAATGCAGACAGCTTTTTAACACTGGCATCACTCAATTTACTTAGAGTTTCAACAAAACTTTTTATGCTTCCCCCTAGTAGACGTGATGCTACTCCAGCTTTAATTACTCCGCTAACTCTGATCTTTGCAAATTCAGATATTGCCTTTGATGCTTCTGAGAATGTCTTTAGTTTTTCGAGTGATACATCATTGATATCTGACAATTCCGTAATCAAATTGCGCATGCCCTTTGCATATGCCTTAACTACTTTTGGGAAAACGCCAAAAGTAATTGACTTAACAATATCACTAGCTGAAGGTATGATTGACTGACTGCTATTGCCACCACCAGGCGCCCCTCCTTTGTTTTTTGCCAGAGTGTCAATTCCTTTGACCATGATACCCATTAGTTTGGATATTTCCTCAAGGAAAAGCTCAGACATAATCGATGAGTCCCTTAAAGGAGTCAGCGTATTGCCTACTTCATATGTGACTAGCTCGACAGCTGCAGCAATGTCAGTTTGATTACTGAACATTTGCTGCAGGATGTTGGTCATTTCCTGGGATGTTTCTGGCATATATTAAAGGTGGTTTTGTTTGTTATTTCGTTCTTGGTTTTCTTTCTTAATTTGGTCAGCTAATAACGAAATGTAAATTTCTCTCTCCCATGGTAGCATATCTTCAATTTCTGATATGCTATACTTATGATGATACATAAGTGCAAAGTTAGTCTTGTACAGATTAACCAATGACTCATGGGAGAGACTTATGAGAAAAAAGATCTTATGCCGCTAAGAGACTGTTCATTTTCACATGAACATTTGCTGCATTTGAATTTGATTGTATGTTCAACCTTTGGAAGGTTAGTGATGAATGCCTCAATCTTTTGCATCTGTAAACGCGCTAGAGAATTAACAAAGGTCTCCATATCAGATCGACTGTAACTTGTTTTTGGATAAACTTTGTTTTCATCATAGATGCTATCAATACATGCAATAACAGATTCAGTCATTTGATCAGCAGTTGACATGTCCTTCTTAGATGCAATTTTACTCATGTCCTTGACACTCATCGGTTTCATGTTTACTCCAACAGTATCGGTAAGTTGAACGCGACCATCTGGAGCTGAACCCATAACTTTGATTTCATCAAGATTAATGTCAATCTCGTTTTGAGAATCACATTCTGTACATTTAAGTCCAACCGTTGAAATTTCACCAACACTCTTTGAGCGTAACTTAATGAAAAGGTATTCAAGATCATACGATGTAAGATTATCAACATCGACTTTATTGTATGTACACGCACGAATGACATCTTTAATGGCATTCATAATTTGCCCTTGGTCTTGACTTTCTTGAGCAATAAGCAATACCTTTTCTTCTTTAACTAAGAATGGGCGATATTCGGCGGCTGTACCAGTTGAAGGAATTTCAATGGTGTACTTAGGAGATGCAATAATTGGTAAACTCATAAATCTATATATTCATTAATTTGGAATTGGCTCAACTTGAAAGCGATTAAAGGTTAGAGTGCAACTGAAACGAGATATTGCTGATTCGGCACTGTTGTCTAAGAACAATCCTTTGGACGCAAGTGGATATGCTCCCAGCAGTTTTACTCCATACTTAATGTTGTCATTTTCATCAAGCTGCCAAATGATGATGTCTCTTTTATATGCTTCATCATATTCAGCTAGGTAACTGCTTTGGTTGATAATGATTGCAGACCATGCATCAATGATCTTCTTTGGCATGAAATCGTTTGTTAAGTTAAACACGATTTCGATATCATCTTCATCATAACCAATTGGAACCTTAATTGAATGATTCCAAATTGCATACTCAAACGTATTGATGGCTCGGCCTGGAATACTGATGTTATCAACTAAGAAGTTTAAATCTTTAATTGTGCTTACGTCTAAACCTGGTATGGTCACAGGACCTGCTAGTAGTCCAGTGAAGTCGACTTTGAATCGGTTAGGCCGTGCTAATCCGCCGCGTTTACTAATTACTCCTTTTATGTCGTTGATTGTTGCCATATTATAATGCTAAATTTTTAGAAGTATTCCAAACGCTGCGATTCTTTGCACCAACAAAATCTTCAGTTGGCATGAATAATGCAATCTCCCATTCGGATGGAGGAATCTCTACAGTATGACTTACCACATGTGAGTAGAGGTAGTGTTTAAAGCAAGGAGCAAAAGCTCGTAGCTTACTCACGCGTGATAGCGTACTATATGCTAAACGAAATCGAGTCGACTCGTCCATCTTGTCATTGTTGAGAAACGACTGCAGTTCATCAAAGAAAACTGCGCGTGCACGTGGCGAAAGGTAATGTAGGTTAAGTCCATAGAACCCATTTTCAGCTGGACCCACCATAAGGATTAAAGGAAAGCGGTCATAGTATGGTAATGTATCCTTTCCTTTTGGATCATACAGGAACATAAACATGCGACCAATTAAAGGCTTCTTGCGACGTGTCAATCTATCATCTGTCAATACTCGTTGTGAGCCGACATTTGACATCTTACGTAGTCTCTGAGTAAACCACTTACGAGACTTTTCAGTGTATGGTACTATTCCAGCGCGCTCAGCACGATCTTGGATCTTAGCAAATATAGAAGCCATATCTGCTATTTATATGTGTCATGTCAACAGCTTAATTCCAAGCGACTTGATAGTCTTTTCGGTCCACACCTCGAAGATGCAGTTACGATCCTTTGCATATTCAGTTGCAGCTTCCCACTTTGAGATATTCTTGACGTATGTCATAACCTCCTTTATGTAAGCTGGTGTTTTGCGACTACGTGGGCGAGGTTCTTTTGTTTCCTTTTCAGGTTTGATCTCAATGAAGTAGGTCTGCCCTGTCTTGAATGTAACCTTTAGATCAACAAAGTAACGATGGATTTTGTTATCTGTCTTGCAACGATAAGGTATGATTGTTTCTTCGCTGTTCCACTTTTTGACGTTATCATTCTCGTCTAGCCAACGGAACACTTGTCGTTCCCAAAGCGAGCGATAGGTAACCTTTGTATGATCGCCATCATACTTACCTGGGTTCTTGACTCGATATGTTCCGCGGTACGCCATATAAATAGATTCATAGTATTTATATGGAACTTATCTATTCACCAGTAATTCCGTCGGCTGTGCCAATGAAAGAGTGGGGTGTTCCTGGCAACACGTTATTCTATCCGATTGACATGGGGTCTGATCCTTCGAAGACTCCAGACGCAATAAGCGTCAACCGACCAATCATTATGTTCACGTGCGCATCTCGAGTTGCAAATGGGGACTCACAATACATTGGTTTTCCAATTCCTCAGGGTATTGAGTTTTCGGATGGTGCAAGTTATGATGATGCTGCACTTGGATATGCTGGCGCAGCGACCGCAGCTGTTGTAAAAACTGGCATGGAAGCGAGTGATATTGCGTCTAAAGCAGCTGGAATTATTGGAGATATTGGAGATGGCGGAATTGATTCCCTAAAAAACAAATTTGGAAGTGCTGCAATTGCCGCAATTTCTAACTCTAAGCTTGGAGATAATATCAAATCTGGTGTTGGCATTGCAATGAAGATGACGACAAACAAACACATTGTGACTGAATTTACTGGAGTTTCTACTCGTTCATTTGGTTTCAAATTTAAGCTTGTTGGTTCATCGAAGAAAGAATCTGAAATCATTCGCAACATCGGTACTGCGTTTCGTAATGGGCTATATCCAGAGGCAGACCGCCTAGCGCTGAAATATCCGCCTACATGGACAATTCGCTTTATGATGGGTAATAATGATATTAGTTACCTTCCTAAGATTTGGGAATGCTACTTGACTGCTCTCAGTGTATCATACAACGGATCGGCTAATCTTTGGCATACTGACGGTGCTCCAATTGAATGTGAAATTAGCGTATCGTTTAAAGAAACCCGAGCATTGCGTCATCAAGATATTCGCAACCTTGATACAAACGCATTTATCAATATTCCTCCAGGAAATCGAGATGGGTATAAAGTGTTGGGTGAAACTGAACCGTTGTTTGCAAATAGTGGAACAACCAATCTTTCAACAAAAACACCAGAAGAACAAACTAAATGAAATACTTCCGTAGCTTTCCAACAGTCCGATATGATACGTTAGGTGATGGTGTATCTTCACTGATGACTGACTTTACGCCTAACTTTAAAGTTAGAAACGCAAATCTAATTAAGAACATATCGTATATGAATTATACGATTGGTGATGGAGAAAGACCTGACATCACGTCGCATATGTTGTATGGAACGACAGCATACCACTGGACATTTTTTACAATTAATGATCATCTACGAAAAGGCATTTCCGAATGGCCTCTTTCTCAAAATGAACTTGACAATTACATATCATTGAAGTATGGAAAGTATGCATGTATAACGTTTGATCCAACCTCACCGTACACAAACCTTTCATATGTCCCATTCACAACTGAGTACATAGATTCTTTATACCTTGCAGCTGAGACTGAAAACGGAATTGCATATCGTAAAATCATTAGTTACGATACTCTATCTTGTCAGATGATTGTTGAAAGAGCTAATCCAATTTTTAACTTTTACACTGAAGCAGAACGAAATGAATATGATCCAGTTGACATAAGTATATCTGACTTCATAAAGCTTGATTCATATCGTATAGTTTCAATACAGTTTGTTAACCACCCAAATGATAGCAAAGATTATGTCGATGGACCAAATGAGGCTTTTGCATTACAAGTTAACTCTGCATACCAATCAACCGATGATGAAGATGCTATGCAGTATTATTACAATGTAGCAGTTGACAGTTCTGGCAATGATCTTAATCATGAGCTAATGAAAAACGCAACATACCAGTTTTATACATACATCAATGAAGAACCAACTTCATTATCGACATATGATGTTATTGCAGGTGATAACATATACACTAATGTTAATCGCATCACATATGAAGAGATGGAGGAAATTAAGAATACCCAAAAACGAAATATTTCGGTTATTAATCCGGCTAACATTGCGAGATTTACTGAATCATACTTCACTGCGCTAAATAATGGATAATGAACAATATAACACGTATGATCTTAACTCGCAAAACACACCTCGCGGGTTAAGCAATGATGCAGCGCAGATACCTTCTTCATATAAGGTTGAAAAATTCATCATCTCTAATCAACAAGGTAGAACGATGGATATTCGCGGTCTTGTTGTCGGTTTTACAATAACTGAAGAAATCTATTCTCCTATTGTTGTCTTTAACGCTCGCATACGTGATACGATCAATTTCTTTGAGGAATTTGCGTTAAGCGGTCAAGAAATTATTAAGTTAGTTTTAAGAAAAGTTGAAGGACCTGACAACGAAGAAATGCAATTACCTTCAAGTAAGTGGAGAGTTCCAAAAACGATTGATTTATATCTTACGGTTAAAGAGTACCCAAACTACGTTAAGTCAAATGAAACACTTGACGCTCAGGAATATAACTTGATCGCAATTTCTGATTATGCTTATTTAAGCAATCTTCAAAGAATCTCTCATAGTGTACATGGTAATACGATAGATAACATTAGCAAGATCTTCAATGAAAGCTTAAATGTAAAGCCTGATAAGATTACGTTACCCAAGAGCCGATATGCATGTGTTACACAATTTGATGGTGTCGTGACAGTTCAAACACCTCTTAAGGCAATTGAGTGGCTTCGTCAAAAATCGTTTGATCCAAAAGGCGCTCCGTTTTATGTTTACACGACAATAAGTGAAAATAAGGTTGTGTATAAGTCTTGGTCAGCAATGATTGATAATGACAATCGTTATCCTAACAATGATTTTACTTACAAATTAAAGCAATACGTTGAGTCGACTCCATTGACTCAAGATGCATATGCTGAAAACATGGCGCGTATCTTAAGCGTCAATTCAAACATTAAGCTTGATAAGTTAGCACAGGCATCACGTGGTGGATTTGCTAACACGACGCAAATAACAGATTTTGGTACTAAGACATTTGTTGATCGTATCTTTAATATCGACAAAGATGAACAGGTGCGAAAAAACCGTATGGCGCGAACGTTGTCGAATTACAAGTTTACGGAATGGGGCCAAGCGTTTGGGTTCTTAAGTGGCCTAAAGGAAATTAAAGCTCCTCTTGAACTAAACAGAGCTGTTGACGCAAACATCACCGAGGTTGCGGCTCAAGCTGGTAGTAATAATGCGTCGAGCGTTCTTGAACAGCAATCGTCTGCAGCCAAGTCATACCTTGCAAATATTGATTCACAATCACACGAAATTGTTGTATTTGGAGACTTTGGGTTGAATCCCGGAAGAAAGATCAATATTGAAATTCCAAAGTCAGCAAACATTAAGAAATTTTACGAAAAGCAAAAAGGTACTCCAGACGAAACTGATGATAAAGACTACTCGTTAAGTGGTAGTTACATTGTAGCGGTAGCAGTACACACTTTCGAAAACGGATATTACTTAACACGTGCTAAAATAATTAGAGATAACACATGAGAATTAATGATTGGTATGTAGGAGTAGTTGAGGACATCAATGATCCTCAAGGCCAAGGTCGTGTACGTGTTCGCTGCCTTGGGTATCATACGCCTGATCGTAATAAGCTGCCAACGCAGGACTTACCTCTTGCAACTGTTATGTTGCCGACAACGTCCGCAAGTGTTGCTGGTATCGGTTTAAGCGCGACGGCGTTAATCCCTAACACATGGGTATTTGGTTTCTTCCGTGATGGTGCCGAGTTACAAGATCCAGTGATCATGGGAACAATTACGTCTGCAAGTGGGTATGACGTTGGATATGACGTGACTGGAAACATTGGGTTTGGCGATCCACACGGAGTGCTTGATGGCTTTATAGGAAATGACATACCGCCTGAAGCTGGAACCGCAACATCCTCGACAGCTGGAACCGTTGCTAATAGCTTTGGAGCCGCAAACGCAGTTAATGGATCATATATGAATTCTAATGGTTTATCGACTTCGTTTGATCAACCTCAAGCTCAGTTTGTCCCAAATGGCGGAATGATTAATGTTGTAAATGTTGCACGTAGTCAACTGCATGTTAGAGAACAGCCGCCAGGCTCCAATAACGGAGCAGACATTAAAAAGTTTTGGAGTGCAACCGAATACCCAGGTGGATATGGTGGAGAAAAAGGAAAATGGTGTGCTGCATTTATAGCATGGTGTGTACAGCAAGCAGGCGTATTATCTGAGGCTGAAAGACCTAAATCGGCAGCGGTCTTTGAATGGGAGAAATGGGCTAAAGGCAAATCATATGCGCAACTTCGCGAAAACCCAAGGTACATTAAAGCTGGAGATATAGTCATCTTTTCATATAGTCATATTGGTATTGCATCAACCGACAGTGACGCTTCAGGATCTTTTAAAACTATAGATGGCAATACATCAGGTGGAGGGAAAGGAGTTGGATGGGGCGTCTTTGAAAAAAATCGAAATATTAGAACTAGTGTACAAAGCGCTATCACTATATCCAAGAATGCTTCTATCATTGCAGCTTAATCACTAAATACTATTATGGCAGACATTCTTCCAATTTCATCTAATTCGTGGAGCCCGCCGTTACAAGGTGGTGAATCCATTTACCCGTTTAACTCAGTACAAAAGTCACGCAGCGGACACATTCATGAAGTAGACGATACTCTTGGAGCCGAACGAATTCATCGCCAACACAAGAGCGGAACATGTGATACTTACAGCGCAGACGGCGGACGTACTTTAACGATTGTCGGTAGTGATTGGGTCACCATCATTCAAGATGGACACATCTTCATCGGCGGTAATGCATCTATCACTGTCATGGGTGATTGTGAAACAGTGGTTGAAGGTAATTACAATTTATATGTAAAGAAGGATGTCAACTTAAAAGTTGATGGTAAGATTAATACTAAGATTAATGGCGGCGGAATTGCGGCTGACATCGTCGGCGACATTGGAACAAACGTGTCAGGTAATGTCATTTCAACGGTACACGGAGCTCATCAGGAAAAGATTATGGGATCAAAGAGTTTAACAGTTGGTGAAAAAATGCAAACTGTTGTGTCCAGTGATTCCACTTCTACTGTCATGGGCAATTATGTTAACTCAGTTAGCGGAAAATCAATCATGGCTGCAGGAGGAGACGCGACCGTTGCTAGCGGTGCAAACTTAAACTTAGCGTCTGGGGGAGGAGTTATTGTAAACGCTCCATCTGATATGCATCTTGAAGCAGGCGATCTTACAGTCGATGAAAATGTAAATGTAACAGGACAAGCTAGTGTAAAAGGAACAGTGACATCTGATATAGATGTTATTGGCGCATCAATCTCTCTTGTTAATCACGTTCACGTTGAAACCAATTCGGTTACATTACCTCCAACTCCATAATTTCATATGGCAAACACCCAACTATCTTCGCTGACAGAATCAGTTAAAAACACGTTTAATAAATCAAAGTTATCATCCGATCCAACGGGAATATCTTTAGTTGGCACGTTAGCAGATCCAGCAAACTTATTGAATGTTTCGAATGCTAATACAGCAATGACTGTTGACAGCATGACTAACATTAGTGCTGTCATGGTTAAAGCGAATTTAGCGCTTAACTTGGAGCCAGCCGCAAATTTGTTCGATTGTGTAATGAATCTTGAGGATCGCATTATGGCTAAAGCTCAAGAAAAGGCAATGGAATTACTTACAAATAATTCAACTGCAAAAGATGTAGTTTCGAAACTCGGCCAAGTTCAAGCATATGCTAGCACATTACAAGAAGTCATTAATGTTGCCAAGCTCATTAAGGAAAGAGATCTTCTCACAGAAATAGCAATCGCAAAAGGTTTACAAGGATTAGCGAAGGTCAAAAAGGTTCAGGAAATTTTAACTAAATTTGGAGGGGCGGTGAATAATATAACAGATATGATTAACAATCTTGATGTTCTTGATATTTGTTCCGCGCCAAACTATACTGCAAATGGTGCGATTCTCAGCAATGGGATATCTTCACCAGCAATTATCCCGATGGCGTCACCGCCAACACATCCGGGTGCAACCGTTAATACTCAAGTAATAACAGCTAAGAATGATTATGATGGTTTAATGTTCGAAATCAAGAATTACACCGGCAAGGATACATCAAAGACAGGCGACTCTTCATATGTTTCAATGATAACATCGGTAAATACAATTGCTCTTGCATATCATGATAAGTTAATGAAGTCGAAGTCAAATGCCGATGATGCGCGATTTGCTTCTGAATTTAAGACGAGTGTTGGTATTGAATTGAATACTCATAATCTTCAATGGAATGAAGAAATCAAAACCGATTATAATAACAGATGTAATAATATCGGAATATCGCTTGGCCGTTCAGGTGACATTGTTCGCGCGTATGCAATGCGCAATCAAATCGGACCAGTGACAGGCTCAATGCTTTCAACTGGTGTAACGGTGTATGGCGGGCCAAATACTGACTACACGACATTCTTAGACATTAAACCTTCACAGCGCCCGCCGGAATTAACAGCATATTGGCAATCCCGAGGCTATAAAATACCTTCTGGTAATACATATACAAATAGCAAAGGAAAGTCTTTCAGGATTGGCACTCTCGATTATGAAGATGCGTTTAAAGGACCGTTTAGTGATAGATTGATTGATGGTTTTTCATGTGCAAGTACGCGTGTTCCAATTGGTAGCGTACTTGCTCTTAAGAATCCAGATGGTACTCCATACAACCCAAGTGGTAAAAATCCAAGTGGCGTATACACGGTTCATGATACTGGAAATCAGGAGCTAACATATAAAAAGGTTGATATCTTTGCATTAAATCCTGAACCATATAAAGCATCTAATATGGCAGCAGTTCAAGTATTCCTAGTTTCACGTGGAAGCAAAGAAGCTCCACAATACAAGAAAGCTCAGGCGCGCTTCGGCCCATAAGATGTCACTATATAAATACGGTAAATGAATAGCATTCTTTCAGATTACAATCATCCGGGTTATGTGCCTATTGTAACTAGAGATATTATCTATTCTGATTTGGATATGACATTAACCAAAGGTAGCTCAAACGATATTGTTCCGCTAACTGATATTGATGCTATCAAAAATTCAATTCGCAATCTTGTCTTATGTACAACATATGACAGGCCATTTGAACCTTATCTTGGGACGCGCCTAAGAGGTCTTTTATTTGAAAACGTAACTCCTCTTACGGCAATTGCTGTTAAGGACGAAATTCTAAATGTCATTCGCAAATACGAATCTCGTGTCTCAACGGTCAAGGTTAACTTAATTGACATGTCCGATGAAAACGCATATCATGTCACAGTTGAATTTGCAATCAACAACCAAAATCCACAAACAGTGGAGTTCATAATCAATCGTTTACGATAATGCCTGACAAACTTAACATCACTGAGCTAGACTTTGATACAATCAAAAATAATCTTGTCACATACTTTAAGAATGTGACAGATGAAAGAGGACAAAAGCCTTATCAAGATTATGATTTTCAGGGTAGTGCATTAAATACTCTTATGAGTATTCTTGCGTATAATACTCATTACAATGCAATGACGGCTCATATGGCTGTTAATGAAACTTTCATTGACAGCGCACAGCTACGCAGCAGTGTAGTATCGGCCGCAAAGTTACTTGGTTACGTTCCCCGCAGTGCAACCTCTAGTCGTGTTGATGCATCAATTGTAATCACTGCAACGCCAACAAACAATTCATATAGTCTACCCGATTCGTTATATTTGGATCGAAACACGACATTTAAAGTATCTTCTTTGTATAAGGTATACTATTACACTCTTAAGGACGGCGCGACATTTCAAAAAGTAAGTGGTACGTCAACATATATTTCACAATCATCTCCTTTATTTTTAGTTGAAGGACAGCGTGTCACAAAACGATATCCAATTAATGGAGCATATGACTATGAAAAGTATGTCATCGATGACGAGAACATTGACATGTCAAGTTTAATTGTTAGAGTTTATCCTAATCCAAATGATACGGATAATGTAACAGAATATTCTCGATATGAAAATATCAGTCAGACATCGCCTGAAGCGGCTCTGTATTATGTAGCTGAAAATTCTTTAGGGAAGTTTGAAATTACTTTTGGTAATGGTGTAATTAGTCGCAAGCCAAATCCTCTTAGTGTATTAGAATTGGAATACATCATAACAAATGGTTCACAGGCAAACGGTGCCAGCGGCTCGTTTAGTTTAGTATCTAATCCATTTGCTAACACTTCAGAAATTGTATATTCATTTGCTATCAATGTAAACGGACCATCAACTGGTGGAAACGATCGTGAAAGTGTCGATGAAATACGATCCAATGCAACATCCAGTTTCGTTTCACAAAATCGTGCAGTTACAGCTGATGACTATAACAGCATCATCGTTAAGGAATTTCCTCTTGTTAAAAGCGTAAGCATTTGGGGTGGAGAAGATAACGATCCTCCTCAATATGGCAAGGTGTTTATCTCTCCTAGCAAAGAAGAGGCCAATGAAGAGGCTGACATATTAACTGAATCCGAGAAGAGACAGCTTTTAGGGATTATTGCAAATAAGAAAGTCATTGCTATAATACCCGAGATTGTTGATGCGGAACGTATTAACATTATTCTTGATGTTCTCTTCAAGTACAACAGTAACATTACGACTTCTACAAAATCTGAGCTTGAAAATAATTTAAGATCTGGGGTAATCACTGATTATAACAATGTTCAGCTAAAGGGGTTTGGTAAGATCTTTAGGCATTCGGAGTTTACAAAAAAGATTGATAACTCTTCGGCCGCAATACTAAATTCACATGTCCGAGTGTTCCTATCTAAGGATATAACCATTGATCCTACATCATTTGCAAACATTACGGTTAAGTATGGATCACCATTGACGGTTGACGATGGAATTGCGGTTGCCTCATCTGCAGTAACATCAGACACGCCATGGGAATACGACGGTATTCGGGTTTACCTCGCAGACAAAGAAGATCCGACGTCAATGGATAAGAGAATACTATATACATACTCTATCGCAACAAATGGGTCTAGGTATACAGTAAATGATAATGTTGGAAGTATTGTTTTATCAACCGGAATCCTGACAATATCACCTCTTGGAATATCGGACGATCCATTTGATGTCTCAATAGATTTGATTCCAATATCAGATGATGTTGTTTCAAAAAGAAACCAAATTGTAAAAATCGATGTTGCGCGTTGCAACATCTTTGGATATGTAGACGAAATTGCGGTTGGTGGAACAAGCCGTAGTATTAACTATCAAACATTTAAGCGCGACCGATAATGTCAATATCCGTGGCAAGTGCAGCATCAATAGCACACAACGAACCAACACGCTCAGCTTCTCTTTTTCCCGGATATGTTCGGGAAAACCCAGACGCTAAGATTGTGCAAATGATTCGTCACTATTATGAGTACCTAAATTCAAAAGATAATCCATCGCATGAATTAGAGAACTTAATTAGTAATCATGACATTGATGAAATGTCTGACAAATACTTAACGGCTATTGAATTGCAAATTGCTAAGTCTGTTCCTAACAGTGTAACGCTTGATAAGAGACGTCTCTTTAAGATCATTGCTCAATACTACAAGACGCGCGGGTCTGAAGAAAGCATTCACATTTTCTTTCGTATATTTTTCAATGAGTTTGTGACTATATTTTATCCATCGTCTGAGTTGTTTCATACATCAGACAATCAGTCCGAATCATCTACAAATTTTAGGTTACAGGATGGTGAACGTTGGCAAAAGTATTCGTATGAAATTCGAACACTCAATAACCCTTTACAATGGAAAGACTCTTTCCTTAAGTTTGTTCATCCAGCTGGATTAAAACTACTTATTGCAGTTATTGTTTTTTGCTTTGCTGAAAATAACTGGGAAGGATCACTAGAAGATTTTATTAACAATCCTGATGCATTATCTCCAGACGAATATTGGAACAACATCAAGATGGAGGCTATACTCGGAAAGCATTCTCCAAAATGGCAACCAAATACAGATGCACCAATCGACTATCTGTTCAAGGTAATTATTGATTCTGCTCATAGTTACAGAACGCATACATACCCAATTCGTGGTATCAGCGAAGATGAACTTTATGCAGCTGTATTAAATGTACTTCTTGATTTAAGTTTACTTTCATATGGGTCGACACCTGGATTTCGCAGTGAATATCAGATATGGTTAAAATATAAGGATTCTCTAAAAATTTCTGATGGATATTCTAACCTAACGATTGATGACGCATCAGCTGCATATCGACCAATGAACGAATGTCGATTCGAAGTTATGACGCCGACGATTGAAATTGAAGACGACTATGTTTTAGGCTATGTAAATGCAACAATAGGTGCAAGCGGCTCTAGCGGATGCATTGGTGCCACAGGAGCAAGTGGCGCAACCTGTATTTGGGAAACTTCATCAGTTGAGGAGGTCATTCCTCCTGACATCAGCAATATGTATGACTATACAACTGCAAGTGGAAACTTAACATATACTTCAGTTGATAACTTAACCAACACAATCGCAATCAGTGCTGACAATCGAGGTCCTGATGGTAATCTTATAGTTGTAAGACTGCTAAATCCAATCGCAACTGTTACACAAAACGATTTGGTTGCAATCGACATATTTGGAAATAACATTGCGATTACTCCAATGCCGGGTGCTCTATGCAGTCACATAACAGCTGCTCTGAATTTGTATGCAGGTAACCTTATAACAGCAACACAAACAACTCCAAATCGTGGAGAAGTAAAACCAAATCTATCATTGACAGACGTTGCCTCCGTTACGTTAAGCGGCGGATCAAAAACAATCAATCTCGAAATCGCAATGCAGCGACAACATCGTTATGGTTACATCCCGGAAGCAGATGAAATTATATTCTAACTCATATAAATACTTATAACATCAAAGAGACATGGCCGCAATCATCACTGAGAATTACAGAAAGTCTTTAGCTAAGCTATTGGACGAAAATCTACAAGATTCAATTAATAATTACTACATTGGCATTGGCAAATCTGATGAATGGTATGAAGATCTTTCGGGTGGATTGTCTGCTCCCTTTCCTCAAGGTACAACTGGAGATTCGTTAAACTTACTTGGTAATTTAACAGATCTGATAAAGATGAGTTTTGCTGACTATTCACGTGTCATACCCAACGTAAATCCAACAACAGTTGCATCATACTATAAGAAATTTGACCCATATGATGCATCGTGTTTATATCCTTCTACAATAGGAGGTCTTAGTTATAAGCCTGCATACTTTATCGAGCCATCAAGCGGTAATGTGTTTTTAGTTTTAGACGCGCCGACGACGGCGACTACATTAGCAGTAACAAGCTCCGATCCAATTCCATACACATTTTTCTTAAATGGTAACACTGGAGACGGTGCGGTTGAAATGATAACAACCACTTCCGGATATACAATTGTATGCATTGGGAATATTGATCCAAACAGCAAATTTAATAATTCGCAATTTGTTGGAGTAGAAGAAGATCTTAATACATCAGGCACTCTTAAATACAAAGGAGTTGTTTATGGATTCCACGTCGCAAACGGTGGTGTGTATAGTGGTGATGGAACATCTGTCGCTGGAACTGTTACAGTGTATGAATCCGGCTCAACTGTAATGACGTACGCAGCTCCGCTACAAATTCCAGTCCTATGCACAATTTTTGAAGGGAAGATAACTTCGGTTAGACCAACATCTGCATATTATTCCGACCTTGCGACAAACGCTTCTACCTTAAGCGGTTTTAGCTTTAAGAAGCCAACTGCTAAAATTGCGATTACAGCCGAAGGCATCACTCAGACCACTGAGGCCACCATTTATCCAAATGTTTCAAACACAAATGGATTTAAGTACGACATGACTGAGTATACACCTGCATGGTATGTCTGCTTCCTCGCAAACACTAATGTATCGTCACAGGACGTTTATACAAAATACTCTCAGGTTTCATTGATTAGAAATCCAACCTTAGACGGAGCTCTGTCTATTTTAAATGTAGCTTTTCAAAATATGAAGAAAAGCTTCACGCTGGCAGGTTACACTGCTTCTTCGATTGATGAAACGTATTCTATTGTTCAAAAGAACGGCTCTGGTCAGATTGTAAAAAGACTTGGTACTGTTGATTCATATAAGCAAAATGGAGACGATGTTGTCATCTATTACACAAACAGCGCTAAGCACGGATTTGATAAGCCACTCACTACTTCTGGAAATACAATTGTATTTGTAAGTTCAACTGGGGTTGAAACGGCTACATCAATTGTTCCAAGCAGCCCAAGCACTCCAACAGTTAATACCGCCGATGTACTCTTTATAGATAATCGTGCGACAATTAATCGTAGTGCTGATCAAAACGAAGAACTTAAAATCATCATCCAACTATAATGGCAATTACTGCATACAATACAACTTACTGCGACGACGTTAACGTGCCAGACTCTAACGGTAAAACACCGTTGGATAAAAATTACATGCGTATCCTATTTAAGCCAGGATATGCAGTTCAAACACGTGAACTAAATCAGCTGCAGTCACTCATTCAAGCTCAACTTGATCGTCTCGGCGATAGCATTTATCAGAGCGGTAAGCCAGTAATTGATGGTAGCGCTCGATTTGATGATCAGCTTGAAATCTATAGTGTAGATGTCACAACATCGACTCCGCTGATTGATTTAGACGAAAACCTTACGGATGATGTATTTGATTTTACATCATACAATCGTGTTACTCGCACTACAGTTGGAGTAAGCGCCGAACTACCACTGCGCGCAAAGGTTGTTATAGTTGAGCCGCTAGAGCCGCCTACTATAGATGGTCAATATCGTTACAAGCTTTTTCTTAAGAATACAAATTCCGAAACGAGTGCAACCCAAACAAATATCTCGAAGTATTCCGTCGGCGATCTTTTATCATTAGATAACAGTCAAGATGATACTGTTGGGTCAATTGGTTTAAACGTTACATCGGTACATTCTTCGGTGGGAGCACAGGTTGCAAAAGGGGTATACTTCATCAAAGGATGCTATGTTCCAGTCGATGAGCAGTATGTTGCAACTGATATTCCAGCGAATTCTAAATTCACCGGATATGCAGTTCTTAAAGTAACCGAAGGCATTGCTACATCTGAGACCGACGAGACTCTTCTTGACAATGCTCGAGGATATCTTAACTACAGCTCACCTGGAGCTGATCGCTATTACATCGATCTTAAGTTAGAATTGTTAAGCGGAACTGATATACCATCGGATGAAAAATACATTACGATCTTAAAGATTGTTGATGACAAGGTGATGGTCAATTACGCTGAAGCGGAATTTACTGGGATTGATGATAAACTTGCAAAGCGTACATATGAAGAGTCAGGTAACTATGAGGTTAACCCATTCCCAATTCATATTCGTGAAGCGTATAACGATCTAACAAATGGTGGTCTCTACGTAAATAACCAATTACTTGATAACGGCTACACAAATGCTGCGGCTGCGCAAGAAGACTTGATATGCACGCTCGATCCATCGGTTGCATATGTTAAAGGATATCGTGTACAATTGAATTCTGCAATTCCTTTGAAATTTTCTAAAGCCAGAGAAACCGACAGTTTACAAAATGTTGGTATTTCAGCTGACATGGGAATGTATGTCGATGGTATATTTGATTCGGGTAGTGACATTCCAGACATTGAGAATGTAGAAACGATCTATACTCTTAAGTCTGGGACTTACGGCGCCGCGACAATCGGAAGCACCCGCATCCGTTCAATTGAATCAAATGGTGATGGAACATATCGCCTTTTCCTATATGACATAAAATTTATAGGAACATCTGAAATTCGTACTATTCACGAAGATACGAAAATCGTCTTAGGCAGTTCTATTACATTTATCTCAGACACAGTTCTTAAAGATGCTGATGTTCGCACTGCTCTTTATGATCTTCCATTTTCTCCAATAAAGAACATCGAAGATGTACAAATTCTTAAGAAGAAAGTCTTTAGTAACGTATCTGTCACAAAGACCGACTCTACGGTTGGCACACTTACAGTTGTAACTGATACTGGGAGCGCATTTGATAAGAGCCCGACAAACATTATTGTTCGAGTCGCTGGTCTTGTGAGTGGAGCTCCATCAACGGCAATAGTTACAGACATAAATGTTACTCAAGGAACCAGTTCAAATACTCTAACCTTGACATTGAACGGTTTACCCGCAGGCATCACGTCTGTAACGGCAACTGTTATTGCTTCTGTGACTGGCACTGCTAAGCGAGGTAATAAAATTCTTAAGACAGCGACACGCACAATAAGTAATCCTGTCAATGGAGTACGTACACTCACTGGCATTAAGCATCTTGTGTCTGTTACTGGTCCTAGTGGTCCTACATATGAAATTGTTAATGATGGACAATATGATTCTCATTATGAAGACGCAACGATTAGAATAACTAAAACGGGTGAGGACACTGTGCCAGTTACTCTTACCGTTACATACTATGACTTTGATACGTCCGACGCGGTTTATTATGACGCTCTCAGTTATAAGAAGACCGTCGTAAGCGGAGGAATAACATCGACAGTTCAAATACCTCTTGAGGATATTCCATCATATGGTACTACTCCGCTCATTGACGTTCTTGACTTCCGCTATGTACTTGGCGCATCACAATTTTCTCCAATTGATCCATACAGCACAATCACGTTTGATCTTGAATACTACATTCCTCGAATTGATAGCGTAGTCGTTAACAATATCGGAGAATTTTCAATTCTTAAAGGTGTTGCTTCAACTGAGCCTAGGAAGAGATCTATTCCATCAAACGCGATGGAGTTATACACTCTTAACATCGGCCCATATACATTCGGTCCTGACGACGTAGATATAGAAAAGATTGACAATAAGAGATACACAATGAGTAACATCCGCTCATTAGAAAAACGAATCTCAAATCTTGAATACTACACGACGCTTTCATTGCTTGAAAAGAACGCAAATGATGCGACTATTCTCGATGACCTCGGTATTGACCGATTTAAGAATGGTTTTGTAGTCGACAATTTCATAGGTCATAATGTAAGTGATACATCCGAAGGCAACAGCGTGTGCGCGGTTGATCCAGATACCAATGAGTGCCGCCCCGCTTTCTCAACAAGAAGTCTTAAACTTAAGGCATTTAGCACCGCTCAGGTAATGCCTGAAGGCTGGTTGAGCGGTGTACATGATCGTTCAATAACTTTACCGTATAAACCACTTGCTTATATCAAACAGAGCGCGGCAAGCGAATCACGCACAATTGTTCCTCTTGACACAGCAACAGCTGTTGGTAAATTAAGTCTTTACCCATCAGCAGATTATTGGTGTGAGACAAATGAAATTGCACCAAATGTTGTTCAAAATGACTCGCTTAAAGATTCATTTATAAACGTTCTAACCGGACTGGAAGACGTGCTTGATGTTGACATTCTTGGCACTGAATGGAATAGCTGGACCGCATACTGGGGCGGGAAGCCGGTGAACTCATACAGAAAGAAGACTCGTAAGAAAATAAGAAAACGTTTTGCTAATCAGATTGAATACCGCAGAGACGGATTAACCACATCGATTGGTACTGATAATACGACCGTTGATTTAGGTGAACGTGTGGTTGACCTTTCGGTTCGACCATATATTCGTCGCCGTTACATTTATTTCAGCGCCAAAGCTCTTAAGGCCAACACTATTTACTACCCATTCTTTGATGGAGTTGATGTTGGATTTACTTGTTACAATCT